GCGCGTGGAATCTCTATGAAAGTTACCGTCTAATCCATAAGTTTGACCATTTGCAATAATACTATAAAATTCAAAATTTCTATTTGTAAGTTTTATGATTTTCTTACCAATATAGTCACGAAAAAATTTATTATCTAACAGTTGCTGTTCCCAAAATGTTGTACCGCCTTCATATGAGTTACGTGTAAATGTCCATGACCCAGATTCTATAATGTCTCTTGCATATTCAAGTTCATGAACGGCCAGGAAATCATCATATACTTTTATTTCATCCATATCTAATTAAAACTATATGGTTTTCTTTAATTATTTTCTACATAAATCATAAATGAAGATTAAGAACAAGGCGAAAAATCAACTCTTGTGGTCAACCGTTGTTGTGCTCGCCCTCATTTTGAGTTACATGTGGTTCAACCCCAAAGTCGTTGAAGTCCCAGTGGAAGTCCCAGTGATGTCAGTGCCACCACGCATTGAGATGGAGCGACGCGAACCACGACGCGAACCAGAATTCAGGAGCGCGCCAATCAAACAATACAAGCCAGGTTTCATGCAACAAATGGGTGTTATCACAGGGAACGGTGAGACTCTTCCAATTTATGGTAAGGAGGTGAGAGGGCGTCGGGACCGTTACCACTATTACACGACAACTGGTGGTGAAAACCTTTACGCCGTGCCAATAAACCACAATGCGAGAGACTGTATGGAAGATATTGGTTGTGAAGAGATATATGGGAATGAAACAGTTTCAGTAACTGGTAAAACTGGTTCATACACGGTGAATATGTATAGAACGGATGATTTCTTCTAAACTATTCTGATTTGTGAGTAAAACGATCATAAGTATCCTTAGTTAACATCACAGATGAGCAACAACTCAAGAAACAGCAGGCAGCCAACATCATCATGATAGGTGGTGATTTAAATGGAAAATTTACCATTCTCTGCACAACCATAGCTGAACACAAGCACGAACAGATAAGGGATATCAATGTGCTCATATCAAGATCTTTATCCTTTTGGAAAGCAACAACGGGTGCGGTAAATAATCCCATACCTGGTACAGATACACCGAGTGCATCCAGACCTAGAAGTGGAAGCAAGAACGCCATTTACTATATACTAACAAAAATTATTCCGCAAAGTCGTAATAACATCATATTCTCTTCCCTGAAGTCCTGGATTTCTTGAGAGTCTCGCCTTGAGTCTCAAGAGTTCCAATACCGTCTCATCGTCCAAGTTTTTGAAAAAATCCCTCTTTGCTTGCATGTCATCAAGTTGATGTGTCTCTTTGTGTGCCTGAACATAAGGCCATGTATGTCTTCGTAATGCGGCCACTTCTTCCTCAAGTTGTCTAATACGAGGAAGAAGTACTTGTGTTATGAGTACCCTCGTCTCCATGTCACTGAAACGTTTTACGTTTTTAAGTTATCCAACAACCACAAGTATATTTCATACCCGAATTTTTCACCATAGCGGCACGATGTTCATAGGTCCAACACGATGGAAAAATTAACACTTTACCCTGCTCAGGTCTAACTTTTTTACCGCACATAAACTCTGTACAACCACCTTGATCTTCTTCCAGTGTACTCAGGTAGACTAAACACGAAAACGTTCTCGCTTCTTTTTTACGTATTTTGTTTGTATCATCACAATGCCAATTATAGTAATCACCTTCTTTGCTTAGATTTATATATAAATCCCCAATCCCGATTTGAGAAAAGTTAGTAACAAGTCCACCTCTTGACATAAGTTTATTATCTTCTAAGTAGTGTCCATATTTAACGATAACGTCGATAAAAATCTTAGACATTTTTTCTTTGATATCATTCCAATCAGTGTTATTACCACCAATCCACAAATTCGTTGATTTTCTTACATTTGGTACATTATCAAATGTATCGGAGGGTTTCTTGTTTTCATCTTTTAGAAAACGTTCAATTAAATTCTCACAAGTCTCTTTTGGGAGAACATCTGGGATCTCATAAATGAACTCCATTGATATAAAAATGTCTCACATCTTTAAGATATGCTCAAATATGCGGCTCTAAACCACGAACTACCAAAAGTTATCAGGGATGTGTATAGGTCTGGATCCAATGTAATCTTGGATTATGCTCGTGAAAACTGTAAAATACACGAAGCACATCATGTCGGTGAAGTAAATATGTCAGCCATGGAAGCTGTTCCAGGGTCAATGTTTGCCCTAAAGATGACATCATTTGCTTCAAGGGAATCACCTCACTTCGCGGCAGCGCATATCAAAAAGGTTATTCAGCACGCCATAAAGAATAAATGCCAGGTTTGTATTGACGCTGAAGATGTATTGTACCCTAAAGAAACTTATGATATGATGGTACAATTTAACCAGTACGAACCACATGTTTTCAAAACATATCAAATGTATCGTATCACAGCTTTGAAAGAACTTGAATTAGATCTTCGTGCGGCGGAAAGACACAATATACAACTTGGAGTCAAACTGGTCCGTGGCGCGTACCTGGGGAAGCAAGACGGTCTCCTCTCCAACAAAGTGGCTGTAGACAAATCATTTAGGGAGGGTCTTAACATGAGCTTGGGTGCCCCTGAAAATGTACATACACTTTTGGCGACACATAATTCGGAAGATATTAAATTTGCACGGAGTTGTCCCCACGATAGATACAAAGTGGCACAACTCTTGGGTATGGGTGAAGACTTCCCAGATTACCGTTATGTGCCATTTGGTTCCTTAAGTGAACTTACTCCCTATTTATTTAGAAGATTTGTAGAGAGACTTAAATGGTCTTAAAAATATCTTCAGAAAGATATTTAATGGTGAAGACCCTCAAGAGATTTGGGTATTGGAGTCCACCCCCATCGGGACCACTTTGTCGCAGGTACAAGATAGTTGCCGCTTCCAGAAGTGAAGAAATCAATTATGAAACAAAGAAGACTGAAATTACCCGCATTGCTCTTCAACATATGTATGAAGCACCTTCGTTGAGAGAACCAAAGCAAATCACCACAAGACAGATGCGCCTCAAAATGATTCTTCACGAAGCCCTTGATTTGGCGCATTCAATTTGCGAACATCAAGATGCCCAGGAATGTTTATGGGCTTGGGAAATGGTTGACGAAATTGACGATGCTGCCACAAGGGCTGGTGTTCGCTACCATTAATTTCCCAGTCTATATTAAATGGAGTACGACAAACTCAAGGAAAAAGTAAAAAAGATGGGTCTCCGCGTCACCAAAGATATCAAGGGGAAGCGTGTAAAACTTACAAAGAAAGAGCTTGAATCAAAGTTGAAGAAAAACAAAAATGAGCCAAGCTTGGAAAATCAAGCGAAGAGTGCTAAAAAGTTTATTAAGGTGTGTAAAATGGTTCTCAAGGAAGCTGAACCCACACAACCAAGGGCGCCTCGCGTTGTTCAACAACCAGTCCGTGTCTCACCAAGACGCGTTGCTGCGCCAATGGCACCTCTCAATCCAAGAGCCGCTCTTTTGGCCGATCTCAAGGCTAATCTAAGAAAACGAGGCCTCGCAAAGAATGATTAGATAAATTTAATTCCAAATCTTTTTGACATGAACCGTTGTACCTCTGGAATTGTTGGCTGACTCCAGAGATACCACCGCGACCAGAAACCCGCTCCACCAATACCAGACAGTTTCCAATCTTCTCTGTCACTCTTATCTATATTACGCATCATTCTGTGTATCATTGCCGGCTCACGTTCAGCAACCACACGCTTGGGGATCTGCCCACCATGTCTCAAAACATACGAGCGCATACGCGAAGGATTCTTGTGTTTGGTGTAGTCGGAATACCCACTGGCACCAAAGTCAACAGTCCTGCCGTCACCGAGGATCGCCCTGAACTTCTTTTTACGATCGGGGCTACGAACGATTTTGACGTGCATTCTTACAATTTACCACTAATTTATTTTTGGCAGGCGCCACAGTAACCCTCCTTTTTCGCTTCTGGGAAGAAGAAGAGGCGCTCGTCGCCACGCTTCACACGGTACAAGTGATCATACATATGAAGGAGACCAATCGCGAGCATCGCAGTAGAGACAACGGCGCGGTTCATCTTACGCACAGACCACGCGTAGTAGAGGATCATCGCGAGGATGGTCATTTGGACGAGGGTCAATTTTGGCAACACTGGCATCACGAAGCGTTCTTCAACTTCCTTGACTTCATCAGTGGGCTCTGGGGCATACTTTTCCATTCGCTTGCCGTAACCTGGCATTTTTATTTTATACTGAGAAATTAATGTGGCACCTCCTCTGGGTACCAGTGGTTCTTGTACTCCACGACTATCTCAAATCACCAATAGATAGATTGTACTTTCAAAATCCACTCAGGCCACTTGTTGGGATGCGAAACACCCTTGTTGATCTGATTTATCATAAGTTTGAATATCATGTATTAGACTACCCTAATCTTTGGTTTGTTAAGGCAAACTATAACAAGATCCTCTATGAATATGAGAAGGGTCTCGGAAACGCAAAGAAAAAGTACTTCCACAAACTTGATCCATGGTTTAAGAAAAACAACGGGTACTATTACTATGAAGTCAAAGACTTTCCAGAAGTTCAAAAGATTATTGATCAGATACCATGTGTAGATAAAGAGTCTGGAAAGTTCGCTGTGATTGAGGGTCCAATGACTATACCCGCACACCGCGCAGAGAGTAATCTTATGTTGAGGTATCATCTCACCATTAAAGGTGGCAAACACTGTGTACTTTACACATCAAATGGTGGTCATTTACACGAACCTGGGAAAGATTTTTTATTCGACCATTCGCGATTCCATGGCCTTATGAAACGCAGTTTGGAGAAAAGAGTGACCCTCATCCTTGATGTCCATAGATTTTAAGTGTCTGCGACACACAGCCTTATACATATCATTACCACCAACCAGTTCAAGATCATCATTTTGAACAATCCTCTTTGTGAATGGACCAGGTGTTCCATTTTTACAATCCATACAGAGAGCTGAAAGCTTTGTGACATCACTCGCTAATGGAATACAATCAATGACTTCTCCAAACTTTCGTTGCTTGTAGTCCCCGTCAAGACCAGCTATGATCACCGATTTATTGAGAAAGAGACACATTTCCACAAATTCTTTGAGGTTTGTGAAGAATTGGGCTTCATCAATCGCCACAATGTCTGCGTTACAAAAAGATTCTTTGATGATACAGTGAGAAATATGCTCAACTTTGAGACATGGAAATTCAACACCATCGTGGGTCTTGAGAACTTCCTCAGGAGATCTCGTATCCTTCGCTGAATTTATGACCACAATTTTTTTGCCGATAACTTTGTAACGCTTAAGTCTTCGTATAAGTTCAGAAGTTTTACCCGAAAACATATTTCCCATAATAATTGTCAGACCCATCTCACCTTTCTTTTAAAATAATCTTTTGTTTTTATAATGGTTGACATTCAAAGGTGTTATTACGACGGACACAAGGGGTGGGTGTCGGCAAAGTCGGGTAGAGTTCGTTTTGGTAACAAAATTTTTTCAAACATTCTAGAAGCTGTAAAGTATCTGCGTCACAAATAACCAGCATAATACATTTTTA